ATGTGGGGTTCGCACGAGATAGTTAACGGCGAAGGCGGATTTGAAGGAATCAATGTACCTCTGCAAGTAATGTACCGCGTGACTGAAGGCAATCCGTTTGAGGTGCGAGCATGATTGTCACAATTGACAACGCTCAGATTGCTCGGATGAAAGCGGCAATTGAGAATACTGGAAAGCAGTTGCGAAAGGAACTGGCGGTAGCAGTCAATGCAACCGCCGCAAAGTCTAAGTCGATTATTGCCAAACAGATTGGAAAAGAGCTAGCAGTTGCTCAAAAAGACATCAAGACGACCATCAGCCAATCGCGGCGAGCTGGCGAACTCGACATATCGGCGACTGTTGAAGTCAAGAAAGAAAAAAGACTTGGGCTAAATAAGTTTGGAGCACGCCAAACCAAAACAGGCGTTAGTGCAAGGATCAGCAAGTCAAAAGGTCGGTCGGTTATACCTGGTGGTTTTATGGGACCGAAGCCTGGAGTCACCGCAGTCAAACTACGTGGTAACGCATTCAAGCGAGTTGGAAAAGCAAGAAAGCCAATCGTCAAACTAAAGGGTCCATCAACCTGGGGCGTGTTTGTTGTCGGTCAGAAAATCACACCATCCACCGCAGAGACTGAGCAAGAGCTAAAAAAACAAGTCGACAGACGCATTCGATTCTTACTACTAAAGCAAGCTGGGACAATCTAATATGCCACTACTACGACGCAAACGAGTGCTTGCTGCGGCCATCGAAGGCACTGTCGGCACCGCTGAATCACTAGACGCTGGTGACGGTGCAATGAACGTCTACAACGCGGTGATACAGCCAGGCATCACCGCTATCCAGCGAGAAGGGCAAGGAGGCTTTGGCTACCTTCCACCGATACCATCTGGATACTCAGGCACAGCGTCATTCCGCACTTACCTGGAGTGGGACGGAACAGCAACAGAACCAGTTTGGGCTGAGACGTTTTTCCCTGCCTGCGGTTGGGTTAAGTCTGGTCAGGTATACACTCCCCGCAGCGAAGCTCCAGGCAGCAACGTCAAGACAATCACTATCGGACTTTGGACCGATGGCAAGGTGCAAAAGCTGGCTGGTTGCTCTGGTAGTTTCGTGGTGGCCTTACCAACCGGAAACCCTGGTTATATCGATTGGACTTTCTTGGGTGTCATCCAAGACGAAGCTGACGAAGCCATTATTGCACCGACCTATCCGACCGATAAGCCAATGAGATTTGCTGGCGGTCTAGCTGAATGGAATGACGTCAATCTGTGTGTTAGCCAAGCAACCATCAACTCTGGCAATAACGTCATCTTGCGGGAATGTCCAACCACGGAAGCGGGTTTCATCTCAGCGATTATTACCGACCGTAGGCCGACAATCAGCGTAGACCCAGAAGCTGTCACCGTAGCAGCTCAAGCTCGCTGGGCTGCGTGGCTCGCCATGACAGAGTATCTACTCGAACTAGATATCGGCGGACCTGGGAACAGCGTTCTCAGCTTCGATGCACCCAAGGCGACGATAATCAATAAGCAAGATGCCGACCGAAACGGGATGGTGACCGACCAGATTGAGTTCCAAGCGAACAAAAACGGTGCCACCCATGATCAAGAATTGTCCATCACCTTTACAGCAGCGACCTAATGCCAGCGTTCCTAGAGCCAGATCAGAAGTTTGCAGTAGTTCTCGATATCGACAAAGCCAAGCCCAAAGAAACGCGACCTACGTTTTTTGTTAAGTCGCTTTCGATGCGAGAGCAAAAGCGATTGTCAGACGACATGGACACTGCGTTGGATTGTGAGACAACGCAGCAAATTTGCGATGCTACTTGCGAGCTAGTGAAGCGGTACGTTGTCGGATGGGAGAGTATGGGGCAGTACAAGTTCGGCGAATCCGACTTGCAGGACTTCCTGTCGATCCAAGAAGCTCGCGAGTTACTGCGTAAAGTGCTAAGCAATAGCTACGTGCAACACGAAGAAAAAAAAAGCTGAGAGTGGCGGCGATGATTCGCTGCGGTGCTCTGTGCAAGGCATGTAGCGACACACAGTGCCGCTCAGAAGGAAGCGAGCGAGAGCCAATAGAAATATACTGCCCGTCATGCGACGGCGAAGGCTGTGAACGCTGCGACGATGGCACGGTGAATGTTGCCGAGTGCCCGAACAAATACTGCCGAGACATGGGGCCAGTCATCACCTTGGCTGACATGATGGAAAAGGGAATCATGCCGGTCGCTGGTGGTGCACTAGACCAGTCGGCTTGGTTACTGCAAGCCGCAAGAATACTCGATAGAGACGAAGCAAAAATAAGAGCCGAGCGGAACAATGACCACTGAAGCAGCAAAAATCATCATCGATGCCGACGACGAGGCATCTAAGAAGTTTGCTATTGCTGCTGCCAATGCTGAGAAGAACATCAAGCATATCAAGGACGTTGGCGGTAAGGCTAAGGCATCAACTGAGTTTTTTGGTCAGCTTGCTAATACACTCGGCGGGACGCAACTTGCTGCTTATGCCGGTCAAATGGCAGGACTGACTGAAAAGGTCGGACAGTTTGCAGAGGTATCTAAAGTCGGCACCGCTGGTGCAATCGCTTTTAAGGCTGGCTTGGTTGGGTTGGCTGGGGTTATTACCTACCAAGTCACCACCACTGTTGCCAGTCTTATCTATGAAATCGACAAGCTAGAGCGTCAGATGAAGAAGACGGCAGCAGCTAACGTCGATTCCATCAACTCGCTAGCGTCTACTCGGCAACGTGTATTCCAAGAGCAGCTAGATGACGTTGACTTGCGTTCACAGCTAAGCGGCTCTGGGGCTGACCCAACGGCGGAACGCAAGCGGATACAGGAAGAGCTGCGGGCTGAAATAGCCAAGACTACGCAAGAAATCAAACGAGCAACGGCAGAAATTGAAGCGTATGAAGACCAGTGGGTTAAGCTTGACCCAGTGCAGACTGCTTTTATTGAGTCAGAGAAAGAGCGCATTGGTTCCATGAAGTCTGCCATCTCTCAGATGGAGTCAATGTCGCAACAGCTAAGGTCCGACCTGTCGGAACGCAAAAAGAGCAACGACGCAATCCGCGAACAGATTGAACTACAAAAAGAGCAAGAACGAGAACGCCAAAAGGCTATTGACGATGCCGAGCGTGACCGTGAGCGGCTAGCTGACATGCTCAAAAAGGAAACAGACCGCATTACCGAACAGCGAATCGAGCTAGAAAAAGGCAAGGAGGCTGCTCATGCGTTTGCACTTGAAATGCAGGGACTCGCTAAAGCCGATGCTGAGCGAATCGCTAGGGACCAAGCAGAGATTGATGCAATAAAGGAAAAGAACGCACTAAAGGACCAATCGAAAGACGTTCAAACAGGCGTTCAGGCGGTAGAGTCTCGATTGCTTACCAGGGGACCAGTGGCGAATAAAACCTTAGAGGTTGCCAACAAGCAGCTCAAAGTAATGGAGCAAGTTAGGGATAAACTGCCAATGCACTCAACACCATCACAAAAACTACAGCTAGAGGTGGTGGGATAATGGCAGCAGGTCCAGCACTTGAAATGTGGAGCAATCAATCAGGCACCGCTGAATCATCAGACGGACGCACACGTAGCGTTACCATGCAGCGGGGGTTCACTGTTACGTTGGCGGCAAGCGATCCATTGGAGGTTGTTTATACCGCAGCAGGTTTGCCGCTGGTCGGTGACTTGTATCCTGGAGCGGCTTTTGTGTTTTGCGATACGCTTCAGCCGCAACGCGTCTCGCCAGTCATGGCAATGGTGGTTGTCACATACAAAGGCGAAGTAGGTCCAGGCGGGCTTGGCTCGTCTCCGCTTGACATCCCATACTCAATCGTCTGGCGTGGTGCTACGACAGACGAAGCGATTGATGAGGACTGGAACGGTAAGCCAATAGTGACCGCCAACAACGAGCCAATCGACGGGATAACAGAGCGGCTAACGGATGATGTAGTAACGATTCAGAAAGCCTATCTAAGCGTCAACCGATACGCATTGAGTGCGTATCGTCGAGCAGTTAATTCTGACACGTTCTTAGGCTGGCCACCAGGGACCGCAAGAATAATTGACGACCAAGCAGAAGCACAATTCACTGGTGGTGTTATTACGCACTGGATAGTTACTGTGTCCATTCAGTTCCGTGTACCTTACCGAACCACCGCAGCCAGAGCTTGGTGGAAGCGAGTCAGGCACGAGGGCTATCTTGTTCGTGATGCTGCTGGCGACAAACCTCACATAGCCTGGGATGGAAATAAAACACCAGTCACTCGCAAGGTGCTATTGAAACAAAACGGCACCGAAGAAACCGATCCAGACAATGCCTACTGGATTCAATTTCAAACGCTTGGCTCACTACCATTTAACGCACTAGGACTAATCTAATGTCGGATATCAGCCAGACAGCCGCAAACGTCGCCATCGGCGTATCGACGACACCAACACGAACAGTCCAAGTTGGTGAATCGGTAACGCAGGGGATGCCTCTTTATACGTCGACAGACGGTAAGGTTTACCAATGCGACGCCA